AATTATGCAACTTGTTGTTCCAAAATCGAACAAAGTAATACCAAAAACAAATTATAGAAGAACTTCATATTAACAATTAAAAACAAAAACCATGTACAGAAAACGTCGCGGTTACTCTTCCCGAAAAAGAGGTAGGTCAAAAACTAAAAGGTCTTACTATGTAAGTCGTGGAGGAATTAGGTTATGATATCATTAGATTTCGATTTAAACGAAACGCACAACAAATTAGATGTGCATGAATGGGAAAAAAATGCAGTATTAGTAGGTCACAATGGATTTAGCTATGTACGTATTTTAGTACCAAAAGAAGAAGTACCAGAATTAATTAAAAAACTTCAAAAATTAACAGATGAAGCCGAACTTGTTTAACAGTATCAAGCTATTTAAACCTAAAAAATCTGCGTTTGATTTGTCGCACGATTTTAAATTTAGTGGAAATATGGGTAATATTATACCTATATTAGTAAATGAATGTGTACCAGGAGACCAATATTCAATAAGTTGTGATGCAATGGTAAGATTTGCACCAATGTTGGCACCAATTATGCATAGAGTTGATGTAAGTATGCATTATTTCTTTGTACCTAATAGGATTGTATGGCCTAATTGGGAAAAGTTTATAGTAGATGCATCAGATGCAGCACCAGTATACCCACATATTACAACTAACGCAAGTTGGGATGATGAAACACAATTGTTTCTAGATTATATGGGAGTACCACCACAACCTGTATCTACAACATCAGCAGAGATTAATGCATTGCCTTTGGCAGCATATCAGTGTGTATATAACGAGTATTATAGAGATCAGAATCTTATTCCTCCAGTAGATTATAAATTGGTTGATGGTGATAATCAATCAAATGCTGATTTGTTTGTACTTAGGAAACGAGCATGGGAGCATGATTATTTTACTGCATCTTTGCCATTTGCACAAAGGAACTGCAGTAGATATTCCAATTGGACAAATTGAAAATGATGTTCCTGTTTATTTAGATTCTACAGGTGGTTATCCAAACCCAACTAATTTAATAGCAACATCAGGACCTTTAGTTCCAGTTTATACACAAGCACCAGATGGTTCAATAGGTTCATCAGAGATGTTTGCTAATACAACAGGTTTACAAATTCAACCAGGAACAATTAATGATTTGCGTAGAGCAATGAGGTTGCAAGAGTGGTTGGAAAAAAATGCTAGAGGTGGTACACGTTATGTTGAGAATATTCTTACACATTTTGGAGTTAAGTCATCAGATGCTAGGTTGCAAAGGCCTGAATATATTACTGGAATCAAATCACCAGTTATTATTTCAGAAGTACTCAACACAACAGGTTCATTTCAAGCAGGAGACCCACAAGAGATTACAAGTAATCCACAGGGTTATATGGCAGGACATGGAATTAGTGTTGCATCAGGAAACTATGGAAAATATTTCTGTGAAGAACATGGATATATTATTGGTGTAATGTCAGTAATGCCAAAAACAGCTTATCAACAAGGTATTCCACGTACTTGGTTGAAAAAAGATAGTTTAGATTATTATTGGCCTTCATTTGCAAATATTGGAGAGCAAGAAGTTCAAAAGCAAGAATTGTATGCATATACAGCAAGTGCTCAAGATACATTTGGATATGTACCTAGATACGCAGAGTATAAATATATGCCTAGTAGAGTAGCAGGAGAGTTTAGAACTAATCTTGATTTTTGGCATCTAGGAAGAATATTCCAAAATGACCCTGCATTAAATCAAACATTTGTAGAATGTAGTCCTGAGGACACAAAACGTATATTTGCAGTCAAAGAAGGTGCAGACACTTTGTACTGTCATGTATACAACAAAATCCGAGCACTTAGGCCAATGCCTAAATTCGGTGCACCAATGCTCTGATGAGTACTAGGTGTATAACCCCTTTTTATGTAAAACAAGGCGTTATGACCAATGAAAAAATTCCGGTACCATGTGGAAAATGCCCTCCATGTATGAAGCGGAGAACATCTGGTTGGTCATTTCGTCTTGTTAAAGAGGGTGATGTATCAAGTACTGCACTATTTGTTACATTAACATACAATGCTGAAACTGTACCATTTACCAACAGAGGGTTTATGACTCTTAAAAAAGAT